CATATAGCACAAAAAAGCTAAAAAATTTTTACTAGCTAGTTGAGGCAGTACCGCTCTCTTTTGCTGGGTTCTTAGCTGTGCTGTTTTCATTTCCTGTTATCAATGCTAGCATCTGATCGACCTCTTCGTCACTCAATCGCTTTTCTTCTTCATCTATAGCTACAATCTCTTGTTGATCTTTTTGCCCTAGTATTTGCTTTCCAAGCCAAATAAGCATGCTGGCAGATCCCCTAGAAGCTGCTTCTAGCTGTTTTCTTCTTAGATCTGTTTTGCCTTCTGCTCTGCCTCTATCCAGATCTTCCTTAAATCTTCTGTAGATAGTTGTTCTCTCGCAACCTAGAACATCAGCTATTTCAGCAACAGTACAGTGCAATGCAGCTAACTTGCGAACTTGCTCACCTTCTATCTGTTTTGAATATGACTCTTTGGGTCTTCCCATATTATTAAGATAACCCAACTATTTTCCTAGGCAAGCATGCTATATCAGATGTTCCTAGATAGAATCGAATATTTCAAGC